CATTCGATATTCCTAAAGGTTGGAAGAAATTTAGGGCTTGTGACTATGGGTATGGAAGCTACAGTGGCGTGGTGTGGATTGCTGTAAGTCCTGCAGAACAATTAATAGTGTACAGAGAGTTATACACACATAAAGTTTTAGCTACAGATTTAGCTGATATGGTATTAGAAGCAGAGGCAAATGATGGAACAATTGGGTATGGAGTATTGGATAGTAGTCTTTGGCATAAACGTGGGGATACTGGTCCTTCTCTTGCGGAGCAGATGATATTAAAAGGTTGCAGATGGAGACCATCAGATAGAAGTAAAGGAAGTAGAGTTGCAGGTAAAAACGAAATACATAGAAGATTGCAAGTCGATGAATTTACAGAAGAGCCTCGCTTGGTATTTTTCAGTAACTGCACAAATATTATTTCTCAACTTCCGTCACTACCGTTAGATAAAAGAAACCCTGAAGATATTAATACACACGCAGAAGACCACCTATATGATGCTTTAAGATATGGCATTATGTCAAGACCTAGAAGCAGTCTGTTTGACTATAATCCTACGAATGCTATTTCTGGATTTAAAGCTGCAGACCCTAATTTTGGATATTAAACATGGCAATAAAAGAAGATGAAGTACTATTTGATACAGACAGTGTATCTGCTATAGAAGATGATGACACTAACTTAAAGTCAGAATCTTCTATAGTTTCATTTGTACATAGTAAGTATAATAAAGCTGACACCGCTAGATTTAATGATGAACAGCGATGGCTTAAAGCGTATAAAAACTATAGAGGTTTGTATGGTTCTGATGTTCAATTTACAGAAGCTGAGAAATCTAGAGTATTTATTAAAGTAACGAAAACTAAAACATTAGCTGCATACGGACAGATAATAGATGTTCTATTTGGCAACTCTAAGTTTCCATTAGGTATAGACCCTACTGTATTACCTGATGGTGTAGCTGAAGCTGCACACTTTGATATTACACCTAATACAACAACAGAGCTAAATAAAAAAGAGTCTACTGGAGCTACACCTTTTGTATTAGATAATAATGGCAATTCTGTAAATATTGAAGGTGCAACAGAAGATGATTTATCAGGTAGACTCAGCTATCTAAAAGATTTCTTATCACCTATATCAGATAAACTTACAGAAGGTGAAGGAACTACAAAAAGTAAAGTTACGTTTCATCCTTCAATGATTGCAGCTAAGAAGATGGAAAAGAAAATACATGACCAGTTAGAAGAGTCAGGTACTAATAAACAATTACGACATGCAGCATTTGAGATGGCTCTATTTGGTACAGGCATAATGAAAGGTCCATTTGCTGTAGATAAAGAATATCCTAACTGGACAGACGATGGAGAGTACGACCCATTAATTAAAACTGTACCATCTACTAGCCATGTATCTATTTGGAATTTTTATCCTGACCCAGATGCTGACAATATGGATGATGCTGAATTTGTTGTAGAGAGACATAAGATGTCTAGGTCTCAATTACGAGCATTAAAATCTAGACCTTACTTTAGAAATGACGCAATAGATGCATCTATAGATATGGGAGAATCCTATACTCGTAAGTATTGGGAAGACCAGATGGAAGATGATGCAGGTAGTACAAAATCAGAACGCTACGAAATACTGGAGTTTTGGGGATTTGTAGATGCGACAGTCTTAGAAGAAAATGGTTTAGCTATACCTAAAGAGTTAAAAGACGTAGACCAAATCAATGTAAATATATGGATATGTAATGGGAATGTGCTACGATTAGTTCTTAATCCTTTTACACCAGTGCGTATACCTTACTATGCTGTACCCTATGAACTAAATCCCTATAGTTTTTTTGGTGTAGGTATAGCTGAAAATATGGATGACACACAAACTCTAATGAATGGTTTTATGAGAATGGCGATTGACAATGCTGCACTGTCAGGAAATCTTATAATTGAAGTAGATGAAACTAATCTAGTCCCAGGGCAAGACATGAGTGTATATCCAGGGAAGATATTTAGAAGACAAGGGGGTGCTCCAGGGCAAGCACTGTTTGGCACTAAGTTTCCGAATGTAGCAGGTGAAAACATGCAACTCTTTGACAAAGCTAGAGTGTTAGCAGATGAAAGCACAGGTTTTCCATCATTTGCTCACGGTCAAACTGGAGTGCAAGGTGTAGGGAGAACAGCGAGTGGCATATCTATGTTAATGTCTGCAGCTAATGGCTCTATTAGAAATGTAGTTAAAAATGTAGACGATTATCTGTTAGCTCCACTAGGTAGAGCCTTCTACAGTTTTAATATGCAGTTTGACTTTGACCCCTCTATTCGAGGTGACTTAGAGATAAAAGCTCAAGGCACAGAAAGTCTAATGGCAAATGAAGTTAGAAGCCAACGATTAATGCAATTTTTAGGAGTAGTTTCTAATCCTGTTCTTGCACCATTTGCTAAAATGGACTATATTGTAAGGGAAATAGCTAAGTCTATGGATTTAGACCCTGATAAATTAACTAACTCTCTAGCTGATGCAGCCGTACAAGCAGAATTATTAAGAGAGATGAATCCTCAACAGCCTTCACCACAACAAGGACAAGAGCAAGAGATGGCAGCAGGAGTGAATCCTAATGACCCAACTGGAGCAGGTGGTGGAAACATAGGTACAGGTCAAGTTCCGCTACCGAATGAACAAGGATTTTCAGGAAATGAACAAGGAAATAATGAACCCATTGAAGGTACTGGTCAACAACCACCAACAATGGCAGGACTTCAATAAGTATTTAGATTTTTTAATTAGTGAACAGCATAGAGTAATTGAACAAGCATCTGACGATAAAATCATGTGGAAAACGCAAGGAGCTATTACGGCATTGCGTAGACTTAAAAAATTAAAGGAAGAAGTAAATGGCAGAAGCTAACGAACAAGAACAAATGGAAATGGCATTCTTAGATGATGGTCTAGAGCGTGACCCTGTAAGTGGCAATGAAATACCTACAGGCTCTTTAGCTGAAGAAGTACGAGATGATGTACCTGCTATGTTAAGTGAAGGAGAGTATGTAGTTCCTGCAGATGTTCTAAGGTTTTATGGTATAAAGTTTTTTGAAGACCTACGTATAAAAGCTAAAGATGGATTAGCTAGAATGGAGTCTATGGGTAGAATAGGTGGAGAACCAATAGAAGAAGAATCAGCAGCACCTACTATGCCAACTTCTGAAGATAGCAATGTACTTCCCTTTCCTGTAGAAGAATTAGAGACAGAAGAAGAAGAAATACAGATGGCTGTAGGTGGTGTTATAAACGCTCAAGAAGGAATAACTGTTTCTACTGTACCAGATGAATTAACTACAGGTGAAGGTGGATTTAGACAAGTACAGTATTGGAATGGACAAGATGAGAGTACAATATTTACAGCTACTTTTATAGGTGATGTATCTATATCTCATTCTCCTACGCAGTTAGCAGGGTATGTTCCTTATGTTCCTCAAGCTGATGAGGGTAAAGGTGGGGATGAAGGAGATAGTTCTTCACCTAAAGAAACTAGAGAAGAAAGAATAAGAAGAAGAGACAGAGAAAAATTTAAAGATAGATTTGAAAAACAAGAAGAAATAACTAAAGAATTATATCCTGAAGGTTTTGGTTCTGAAAGAATAGCTAGAGAACCTAAAGAAATATTTGATTATGCAAAGCAACTTAAAGGCTATGGACCTTTAAATATAGGAATAGATGATATAGTAACTAAAATTCCAGGGATAGGTGATTTAACTTCTGCTTTACTATCTAAACAACATAAAGATATATTAGAAGATGCAGCAGAGCTATATAATAATAAAGAAGTATACGGTAATCTTTCGGATGAACAAAAAAGCACATTAGATGATTTAATAGCAGGAGAAGGTGGATTAACTCCTGCAAAGAGTTTATTATTTAAAGGAAAAGAACTTGTAGGAAGTGCAATTAAACCTAAAAAAGATAAAAAAGATAAAAAACCTACAGCAGCACAACAAAAAGTTATTAATGACGCAGCAGCTAAAATAGATAAATCCGATGCTGAAGCGTTTGAAGATTTAAACAAAGGTGGACTAATGCGTAAAGGCAAAAAATAGTGCATACTATAAAAGATAACAATAAAAATAATAATTGGCTACTCAACATCACATTGACCCCAAACATAAAGGAGCATATATATGCCAGAGTTAGAACAAATAGAACAAACCAAAGTTGCAGGATTCGTAGATAGGCGTGGCGGTAAAAACAGCAACAAAACTAGAATTGAAAAAGACGAACAAGAACTTAAAGAACTTCTTGCTGATAAAGAAACCGAAAACGCCAAAGAAGGAAATGAAGAGCCTAAAGAAGGGGCATCAGTTAAAACAAGCTCGGAAGATGGAGTACAAGGCGAGGCTATTGGAAAAGAAGAAGAATCTTTTAAAAAACGATATGGCGATATACGAAGACATCTTTCAACAAAAGAGAAAGAGTTCAACGATAGATTAACTGAATTACAATCTCAATTAGATAAAGCTACAAAAAATGAATTAGTCTTACCTAAATCAGAAGAAGAAATATTAGCTTGGACTAAAAAATATCCTGATGTAGCTGCAATCGTTGAAACTATAGCTGATAGAAAAGCTAAAGATAGGTCATCAGACTTAGATAAACGATTACAAGAAATAGAAACTTTACGTGAAACAGCTACAAAAGAAAAAGCAGAAGCAGAGTTAATGGCTTTACATCCTGATTTTGCTAACATAAGAGAAGATGATGCATTCCATGAGTGGGCTGATGAACAGCCTAAATGGGTACAAGATGCTCTATACGAAAACAGTGATGACGCTAAATCCGTATCTAGAGTATTAGATTTATACAAACAAGATAAAGGCATCTTTAAAGATAAAGCAAAACCTTCTAATAATATAGAAGCAGCTAAGTCTGTAAAGAGTACAAGGAATGTGCCTCAAGAAGACGAATCTAATTCCTACCTTCGTGAGTCGCAAGTAAATAAAATGTCTACAAAAGAATACGAAAAGAATGCCGATTCTATAATGGAGTCTATTCGTAGTGGTAAATTTATTTACGATATAAGTGGTGCTGCACGTTAAAAAAGTGTTGACAAGTAGTATCAAACAAGTATAACTAGTAACATATACGCTTAATTTAGCGTATGTGTTTATAATTAAAAGTAAAACACAATACCTAAAAAAGAATACCTAATATCTTTAAGCCCAATTAAATGACGTAGGCATACAGACTTTATTTGCACCTTAGTAGAATTAGCCCCTTTATTGGTAATCGTTTACAACTATTAAACAGCCTATAAGGAGGATTTATTATGGCTTTCGCAACCGCAACAGGTTATGGTAATTTACCTAATGGTAATTTTTCACCAATAATCTACTCCAAACAGGTACAGCTTGCATTCCGCAAGTCAACTGTTGTTGGAGATATTACGAACTCAGACTACATGGGTGAAATTTCAGGTCAAGGTGATACAGTTAAAATCATCAAAGAACCAGAAGTTTCAGTGAGTACTTACGCTAGAGGAACTCAGATTACTGCCCAAGACTTAGATGACGAGGATTTTTCTCTTGTTGTTGATAAGGCTAATTACTATGCGTTCAAGATGGATGACATAGAAGAAGCTCACAGTCACGTAAACTTCATGCAGCTTGCTACTGACAGAGCAGCATACCGTTTAGCTGACAACTACGACCAAGAAGTTTTAGCCTATATTTCAGGTTACAAACAGGCTGCTCAACATGCCGTAGGTAGTGCAGTAAATACTACTACTAATGGTTCTGTTGCTGTAGCTACTGCAGGTACTGATGAACTTCTTACTTCAATGAAACTTCGTAAGGACTCATTTGCAAGTATTACAACTTCATCTGCAGGAGACCACTCTATTCCTGTAGTAAACTTAACAGGTGGTGCTACTTCTGTAGGTACTGCTGCTGCTACACCAATGGTAGTTGTCAATCGTATGGCAAGACTATTGAACCAACAGCAAGTTGATACACAAGACAGATGGATTGTTATTGACCCTGTGTTCTTAGAGCTTCTTGGTGACGAGAACTCAAAACTAATGAATGCTGATTTTGGTGGAGCAGGGCAGTTGCAAAACGGTCTCGTTCTAAACAACCTAGCAGGATTCAGAGTATATGTTTCAAGCAATTTACCATCTTTAGGAACTGGTCCAGGTACTTCAGGTACTTCTAACCAGAACACTAACTTTGGTGTTATTGTTGCAGGACATGGCTCTGCTGCTGCAACGGCTGAACAACTCAGCAAAACTGAAACATACCGTGACCCTGACTCATTTGCAGACATTGTCCGTGGTATGCATT